CACGTCGCGATTGATCAGCGAATCCGCCGTCAGGGTACGGCCGCCATTGGCGCGGGGTTTGCGGTCGGCTCGAGCGGTTGCTGACTCCCCAGCGACTTTGCCGCCAAGTCGAAACTGGCGGCGGGATATCGGGCGCTCGCCGGTGGGCGCGCCGGCGTTCATTTCGCCGTCTGGGGAGTACCCCGATGCGTCGCAGCGTTCACGAGGATCCGATTTCACAAGACGCTGCACTTTCGCCTTCGCGTCCTCGCGGGCTTTTTCTGACATCGTGCTCATGTTCGAATCCCTCGCATAATGCGGCTTAAAATATTCCGTTTACAGTGACTTAGCAAATTTCGGTATAATGCGGGCTCGGATGGGCATCTCACTGCCCGCCCGAGCCCTGACCAAGTGAATGGGGAGAGATTCAGATGGCTACCGTTCATCATACGCTAGCGAATCGATGCGTAGTTACCGAAACCGGCTGCATTGAGTGGTCGGACTACAGAAACAAAAAGGGCTACGGAGTTATTCATGTGGGAGGCACGAAAGGGAGCGTCAAGCTCGCGCATCGCGTTTCATATGAGCGCAGCATTGGTCCGATTCCAGAAGGCATGCAGGTCCTACATCGATGTGACAATCCGCCTTGCATCAATCCGAATCACTTTTTCCTAGGCAATAACAACGACAATGTTCAGGACAGCGTACGGAAGGGGCGAAGGCGCGGAGCAGTCGGAGAGAAGAATGCTGCCTGTCGGCTCACTCCAGAACAAGTTTTAAAAATCAGGGCTGACAAACGACTTAGACCAGTAATCGCCGCCGAATACAACATTTCCGTGCACTTAGTAGCAAAAATTCGCTGTGGAGGTGTTTGGAAACACCTCAAGTAACTGAATTGTAACTGTGATCCCCGCCCTTTGGGTCGCAGCCTGTTAGGGGCGACTTCACCTCCACGCCATCTTCGAACACGACTTCATGCGCTTCCTTGGACAAGCTCAGATCCGTGGCGAACTTGCACGCGTCTTCGTATTGATCGCGTGGGTAAACGCGCACTTGGCGCCATGCGTCGTCGATTGACTTCGCCTTCGGTATCCACTTCAGAACTGACCATCCGTCAGCGGTGCTGATAATTTTCACTCTCATTGCACAATCCCCCTGTCCACGTCCTTGATGATTCCCAGTGTCTTCTTACCAACACCTCCCACGCCCACCTGCTTGCCAGACTCGCCAGCGGCGGGCGCCCCAATCACGGCTTTCGCCAGGTCGATTGCTGTGTCCTGCTGCTTCGCCAGTCGGTCCTGATCGCGGTTCTGATCTTCAACCGCCGCAGTGCGCGCCCTGATCGCCGCTTCGCGTTCACGCGTGTGGGCATCGAGGATCTTCGCCTGCGCGGTCGCGATATCGAGCATCGATTCTGCGGGCTCGCCCCCGGCTGCCACGCCGCCTTCGGGCTTTGGAGCGAAGTGCCCCGTGTCAATCTTAGCCTTCGCTTCTGCCGCGCGGGCGTTGGCTTCCGTCGTGCGCGCCTGGGCTTCGGCCGTCTTCGCATCGGCCGCCTTTTTCTCGTTCTCCATTTGCTGCTGCATCTCCAGCAATTGCGGCGGCGGCTGAGCGCGGGCCTGCGGCGGCACGAAGAACTCCTCCGGATTGCTCCAGCCCATCGCGGCCAGCGCGGCCGTGTGTATCTTGATCGGATCATACAGCGTGGGCGCCTGACCCTGAAGCTGCATCAATCCCATGATCTTCAGCATTCGCTGACCGGCCGATGATGTATTCGGGTCCGCCTGCGGCACCAGATCGCAATTGTTCAGCGCCATCAGGAATTTCTGCTTGTCCCACTGCGTCTTCGACTTGCACTTGTGCTGGTAAAACGTCTCCGGATTCTCGCGGAACAACTGCTTCAGCAGCTGGAATTCCTCGGCCTGCGCGGAGTGCATGCGCTTGTGCACGGCGTTCATGACCTTGATGGCCTGATCGATCATCGCCATGACAGTGCCCACCGGCACGTCCGCACGGCCCTCGCCGACCTGCACCTCGGCTGTGCCGCCGATACGCCGTCCGGTCTCTGCCATGTTCTCGACCAACTGCATCAGCGCGGCCATGCCCTGAGTCGAGTACGGCAGCGGCATGACGGCGTCGCGGATCGGCTGGCCGTTGGTTTTGATCGGCGCGCCGCCTCCCGGTGGCACGCGGAATATGTTCGTGTTCTGCCGCCCGCCGCCGTCAGCCATCAGGAAGCCGGGAAAGTTCGCGAACATGCCGCAGTCGAGCATCTCGCGCCACGCTACGGTCACGGCGTTCGTGGTGTTGCCCAGGACATGCAAGAGGCCGATGTCGTAGAAGCCCAAGCCTGGAATGAACGGGTACTTGACGAATGCCTTGCGGGCGATCGGCAGTGGCGCGTCGTCCTCACCGTAATTGCGCGTGACTGACAGAACCTCGCGCGAGGACTTGTCCATCGTCACCACGTAGGGCACTGCGAGGCCGCTATCCTTACCCTTGTGCTGATGCTCGAATCCCTTGATATCGAGTTCGCAACGGGTCTCGTAGATCTCCCGCTCACGGTCCTCGGGGCGCTGCATCGAATCCACAGCGATGCCCTGCTGCGCTCGCACCTCGTCCTGTAACGCATCCGACTGTGGCGCGACGGCATCGCTCAAGGCAATGTCGCGATAGACGCCCAGAATCTGCATGCGCTTGACCGTCGAGGGCTTCATCATCGATCTGTGCGTGACGCGCTGGGCGTTGGCCAGATCGGTGGCCGATTGGTTCACGATCAGGTCGTCAGCGTCCACCGACTCTGAAACGGGGCGATTGCGCAGCGGGCACTTGTAGACTTTCTTGAAGCCATCGCCGCTGAAGCCTGCCATCAGCAGCATCCGATCGGTGTCAGGGTAATACTCGGTCGCCACCGCCGTCAGGTAGTGGTTGAAGTCCTTCTCGAGCGCATTCGCTAATTGATCACTCTGCACGTCAGGCGAGGTCGAGTCGTTCCTGATCTTGACCGGCCCATCTGTCGGCAGGAACTCGCTGCGGGCGTTGGCGTTGAATCTCACGACTGCCTCGAGCAACAGCGGGTGTCGAACCTTGCTCATGCCCTCTACAGGCGCGCCATCCGAGGCGCCCTGAACGTTCGGCAGTTCGATCTTGAGCCCCAGCAATTTGATGCCCATTGCGCGGTCATCGATCCATTCCTGGCGGCTCGTGAGATCGTCGGCGATGCCGCGCAGCAGATCCTCTGTGATGCGGGAGAGTTCGTCTTTGTCGATGCGGTCGGCGAGATTGTCGAACCATTCGGCTGTTTTCTCCGGCTCCGCGGCACTGCCCAGCGGCTTGCCATCGAGCGAGACCGTGATCGAGCCGTCGCCGTGCTCAATGCGGACGATGTTGTTTTTGTCGTCAATGACGGGTGCATCGTCGCTGTTCGCGATCTCGACCTGCACGTCCGCAGGGGGCGGCAGGCCCGGCTCGGGGGACGGGACTAGGCGCAGGGCGGTGTTGGGGGCTAGGCCAGGCATGGGGCGCTGGCCTTGAACGCGGCGAATGCGGCGACCATGGCCGGCAAGTCAGCGCGGTACTGCCGCGCCGCCGGTCGGATGCCGCGATCCCAATACGACTTGATCAGCATGCGCTGCAACTGCCGGGAGAATAATCGCGGCGAGATGGCGGGGGTCATGGCGGCAACACCAGATAAGGCCATGGCTCGCCGCTGCTCTCTAAGCATGGGGCATATTCATCGGCTTCGCTTACGCGAGATTGTATGACGATCAGGCGCCCATCAGAGGAAATCCTAGCGCCCATGCATGATGCCCACCCATGCGAAACAGTCCACGGTCGATGGTTTCCTGACAACGCGCGTGGCGTAGTCAGCGTCCTCGGGAATATTGATCAGCACATAGAGCCGTGGATCAACTTCGCGCGTAAACACGCACGACTCGCTGCCGTCTTCCTCGATAACGTGGATCTCCTCAAATATCCGTGTTTTTCCGGCGGCGCGCATCACTGCAGCCTCGCCCTCGGCGCCAGCGGCGCCATGTCGTCAGCCACCAACTTCGGCATGAACTCCTTGACAAATAACTGCATCCCACAAGTTGCCGCCTCGTCATCCGTGGGAGCGGCGATCTTGTAGCGCCTGACGACGGCATGCGGCGGCTCGCCTCGAACGGTCACCAGGAAGTTGTACGGCCGGAAGACGCGCGACAAGAGGTCGACCACGGCTGTGCAGCGCGGCGTCACGGTCGCGGGCGTCACGATCATCGGTGCGACCCGCCAGAGATCAGTACGGCGAAGGCGAGTAGGAGCCAGATCATGGCTGCCGAATGCGCCAGGACGCGTAACAGGACCAGATCAGTATGGCAAAGAAGAACCAGGTCATGGCAAGCCCTCACACCGCATAAAGCGGCTCCTCCCTACCACGATACGCCTTATCGGCCTCGATTTCACTCTCGCGCTCAACTTGGCGAATAAGTAGACCCATGTCCCGCAGTTTTCTCAGGCCCATAGAGGTCAGATCAACGTACTCGTCGTGCTTTGACTTCGGGAATTGGCCCACTTGCTTGATGACCTTATCGGCCCATGCCTTGTCCGGGGCGTGAATCATCCCCTCGGCGAAAAGGTGTTGAACTGAGATCAGGCGCGCTGCCTTATCTTGGCTCTTAGGATCAAATAGTTCCACGCCGTACTTCTCGCGACTGAACAGCCGACGAATTTCCTGTGCCACGGAAATACCGGAAGCCTTGTTCTCGATGACCAACTGATTGACCTTGTACTTTACGCATGTCTGATGAACTTTATTCACCAGATCATGCAGTTCTAAATATTCATCCCACGCGTAAGCGAGCAGTACCTTCGGCGCTAACTCTGAATAGGTGCCGCTCACTCGGATAGCGTTGCCCTCCGGATCGACGATTTGCGTGAGGCCACTTGGTTTGTCGTCGTTGTATATCATCCATACCATCATGCCGCTTGGGTCATTCAATTCCGAAGTGGTAAAGGCCGTATCAACAACGCCCAACACAAAATCAACATGTCGCATGTCGTATTCGTCGCGGTCAAACTTAATCCACCAATCGGACTTGATCAGGCCGCCGCCTTTCGGCTCTGGCCTCTGCTGAATCTGTCCGGCAAATAACCATGGGCGTTTCTCAAGACGCCGCATTTCCTCTTCGCTGAATCGCTCAGGCCACAGCAACTCGCCGATATAAGTGCGCGGGTCCTTCCAGCCAATCGAGGTGTGGAATGAGCGCTCCGGCTCGTAGCGCCCTGGCAAACAAAGATGGGTCCAGCCTTCGGCTTCGTTGGAAATTATATGACCGGTTAGATCATCCTCTGCGACGCGCTGTTGAATGATGATCCATGCGGAAGTCGCCGGATCATTGGCCCGCGTCGGCATTGAATTTTGCCACCAGTCAACCGTCTTTTGCAGTGAGGCTTCGCTTGCTACGTCGCTCGCGTCGTTGGGATCGTCGATGATGATGCAGTTGTGGACGAGAATTCCGTCAGCAAAAAAATTGCTGCAGATGTCAACCTGGATGTCATAGACTTCGACCGCTTGGCAGCGATTTCTGGTAACTTCTTCGATATAGGCAATCCGACAGTGTGGTGAGTCATGTGGCAACTGTCGCAAAGCGTGATTAGATTCGATGGCAGATTGTTTCGCGTATCCTCGTCGATGTGGTGAACCTGAAGTGATGTCCGCGGATGGTACGTCGTACGTGTTCTCCTGGCCAATTCTCCACAACTCATACAACAGTGCTCGTCTCGTTCCAGAATTAGTTTGCGCATTTGCCGGAAAAGATTCGAATACAGCGCCATCCCGTTCGATTTGAACTTTGAGTTGTTGGCACCCATCATGCGCAAAGAGTGGGCCATATCGGCACATTTGCGCGAGCAATATTGCTTGCTCGTTCCGCACCTCGGAAACTCGACGCCACATCGAGCGCAGATACGCGGCCCCTTTATGAACCAACTCCCTATAGCCGGCTTGTGATCTGCGCAGAAGCGCTCGTTGCGCTTCACATATACCTTTTTGCATTTCTCGCACACGTGAGAGTTTTTGTACGAGTGATGCTCGCCGCGGCACTTGATATCGCAGTAACAATCCCGGCTCCCCTGCTTCAGCGCCTTTCTCTGCAAATACAGATGTTTCTTGAGATGCTTTCCGCAGTTGTCGCAAATCAGATGCAGGAACGTCTGAATCTGTCCGTTTTTGCGGACTGTCCTCTGTGACAAGCAGCCGGTCTCCTGACCCCATTTCACCAGCCGAGACAAATCCCCGCCCCGGTGAGAAAACCGGATGATCCGGAGTACAGTCGAATCGACGTCCCGAAACTTCACGTAGCGTACACGTGCCATTAGCGATTCTTTTGGAAGTGGCTAGTACGAATGATTTTACCACCTTCCCCCGTAGCGTGTCGAACGACAGAACCTCGTCGCCGGCACGGAGGGCCTCTATGGGAACTTGGCCCTCAGGCGTTGAGACCATGGTCCCAGCCACGAAGCAATTTCCGCCCTCTCCGGTGACACCGCTTTCCACGCTAGTGATCAGTCGCTCGCCGCCTTTATCGTTCGTGAAGCGACTCTTCGTGTTTTGATCGCTCGTCAGTTGGAAACGATGTCCCCAACGCGCCTGATACCAAGGCGACTCAATTAATCGACGGCACTTTACTGAATCACGCAAGGCTAATTTGTCGGTATGGGAAGCATGCAGCAGCGGGACACCAGGACCGCTGACTGGCCCATCAATTGGCTGCGCCCAAATCCACGCCGGAAACGCGACCGACACGCAATTCGACTTGCCGATCCGAGGGGGGCAATTAATTATTAGGCGACGTATCTGCCCATCAACAATAGCCTGCAGATGCTCGCATATTGCATCGACCGCCCATGAATCTTTGAACGCAGCCGGATCAATGTACCTCCACGCAGCCTTCAAAAACTGGTACAGGCTCTCTTCGAAATCGGCACGATCCAAGTCAATTAGCTGCGCCTCGGCATCCACCGAGCGCGGGTCGAACTCGCGGGGGTTGAAGGCGGCCATCAGCCGGATTTGTCGGCCTGTTCGGCGAGTCGCTTGCGAACGCTCCTCCAAACCTCC